GCGCGGCATTCCCGTGCTGCTCACCACTCCGGCTACACGATGGCCGGGGACGCAGTGGGAGGTGTTTGCCCCCGGACGTGTGCTGATTGGTGCTGGCACCGGCCAAGACAGCAGGGGTGAGAGCAAGACGTTTGAGATTGGAGATACCGGCGGCGAATATCAGCATCAACTCACTACGGGGGAATTGCCGCATCATAATCATTGGATTACACCTAATTGTGCCCAATGGGCATCGGCTGCCGACAGAAACTTGGCAAACAACGACCTATCACCGCAAATCAAATTGGGCGGTGACGGCTTAATTAGTGGGCAAGATGGTTGTTTTTTTGCGGATAGGTTGACAGAATGGGTAAGATGGTCAGGTTATACAGGTAATAACGTTTCTCATAACATCGTCCAACCTTACAATACGGTGCATTTATATATCCGTATCAGCTAAGGCGTTTAAAGTAGCGCACGCAGCCAAATGGTTGCATATTATTATGCGGCTCGTCATTGCCCGTGTTGTTAACGCCATATACGGTCGGGTCGCTATCAATCTTGTGCTGTGATGCGCAATAGCGCTTTGTGTTCCCAGAGTAATTGTCTGTGCCGTAATATCCGTTGCGGCTATGTCCGTGACTAGCTAATTCCCCCGTAGCACTCACGATATCCGTCTATAATATAAGACTGTTACAAATGGCTGCTGATTATTATGGACATTGTCACTGCCAACATAATACGTCACGTCGGCATATTGGCGAGTCGTCCCGCTGGTGTAACCATAAATTGTTTGACTACTGGTTCCGACTGGCGACGAGTCGATGTTTGGATTAAACCATTGCGGGCGACTAAACTCATGCCTATGTGATGGCAATTCCCCCGTAGAAATCAAGAAAGGATGTAATTTTATGTCATTACCCAAAATTTTAGATTTTAGCAATTATAACCGGTATCCGGGCGACGATAATCCTACTACGGATGCGGATATGCAGGATTATCTCAGTAATCAAAACGAGCTAGCTAAGGCTCTTACCGACCGCCTTTGGCAGCCGGAGACACAGTACAAGGTAGGCGATATTGTTGCATCGCCCTCAATGCCGCCGGGACTTGTAGCCGTCTGCGTTATTGCAGGCGCTACCTCAGGCGTAGAGCCTGCGTGGACAGGCAACGAGACAACTGTAATTGATAATTACTGCACATGGGAGATGCGGCTGGCATATAGTTATGCGCTGGCGACAAATGACGACGTGCAGACCGCCCATGACGGCCAGAGCGCTGAGGCGACACATCTGCTCAACATCGGTAACGTGTCTAAAATTTTTGAGCTGGTCAAGAGCAAATTCACAGCATTGTTTGGGACAGATAACGTCCTGCCGAAAGAATACGGCGGCACAGGCGTGAGCGCTGCCAGCACCGACGCGTTGCTCAAAGCGTTAATCGGCAGCGGCTCCATTGGCTCTAGCAGCCAGCCTATCTATTACAAGGACGGCAAACTGTACGCTGGCGGTTATACGTTTAGACTTAACCATAACACTACTGATGATAAAATCCCTGTTTTTGCCAACGGCATGCTCGACTACATCCTAAAGAGTGAGCTTGCCAACGCAACTACAGGCGGTGGCATCATAGCAGCAAATCTTGCGCAAAATGGATACGTAAAATTTGCGAATGGGCTAATTCTGCAGTGGGGAGTTTATACGACCGGCACGCGTAATGTTACCATAACATTGCCTATAGCTACATCCGTGACATATGTAGTGATAGCGGTGGCGCGCACAGAAAATAACTATGGCTGCTCGGGCTCTCAAAGTTGCCAATACGTCTCAACCGTGACCAACAAGACATTTCAAGCGGGCTCTTACGATAAAGGCAACGGCTATGCTGGCTTTTGGTGGGTGGCCATCGGCAAAGCCTAAGCCCTGCCGAAAGCACACCAGTTAAAGCCTGCATAACCACGGCTGTTGTCATACATGTTGGCGATAAAACTCCAATTATTTTGGCTTTTTACACCGAAATTACTGTTGCTACCGCTCAGGAAACTACTGCTTTTCGGGACACCGACAACGCTGTATAAGACGCTAAACGCAATGGGAAACGTTACCGTGGTATTTTGGTTAGTTTCGTTACTGTTTCCCCACTGCAAATCTAAAACCGCCCAACATAGGGCGTAGAAAGGAAAAAATATGAACGATAAACGCATAAATCAATATCTTGTCCTGCCTGACAATGGGCAGAGAAAAGACACAAAGCTCGCCGTTGAATATGACGAAGAGCAAATCGCTAATTACCTTAAACAAGGCTATGTCATTGTCAACCACGATGATTTTAACAAGCTCATCGGCAATGCCGACGGCGAATACCTTATTGCTGATGACGGCGTTGTATATCCTAAGCCAGCACCTACCGATGCGGAGCTGCTGGAAGCCGCTAAACCTGCTAAAATCGCAGATCTTAAAGCTGAGCGTGACAGCAAAGAGGTTGAGCCTATTACCTACCAAGGTTACTCTTTTGATTATGATAGCAAAGCGAGGGAACGCATTAGTGCTGCTATTATTGCACTTGATGTGCAGGGAGCTGATGCTTCCATTGATTGGACTACGGCAGATAATGCTGATGTTAGAGTAACAGCCAACGATTTACGTATGGTTATTGCATCTGTCGCAAAACGCTCAAACGCCCTACACGTGGCGTATAGAGCTGCTAAGGACAAGGTAGAGGCTGCGACAACTGTTGCTGAGGTCGAGGCGATTACTCTCAACCTCTAAAATTGCTCAAACCCTTGCTGTGCCTGCGTTTGCAACACGTCAAAACAATGTTTGGCAACGTGTAACACGTTAGCAACATCAAATCCACGCAGCGGCAAGGCTTAACAGCGCCAGCACCTACCGGATAAGCAACACGTTAGCAACAAATCATATCAAATCTATTGCCTTTTTGAGCTCGTGCAGGCTCTTATGCGTATACACGCCCTTGGTTATACCTTGGCTGGCATGGCCTAAGATACGCTTGACGGCTGTGTCATTAGCTCCTGCATTGTCAAGCATTGTGGCGCAAGTATGGCAACACTCATGCGGCGTGTGATGGCAGCTTGTCGCATCCATGACGTTGTCAAAACGCGTCCTAAAGCGATGATAGGATAGAGCAGCGCCGTCATCTATCGTGATGAGCGTTTTGCCAGGCTTATCCATCCAAGCCTTAAAATAGGGCAGCGCCTTGCGGCTGATTGGTACGGCTCTGTTACGGCCTGCCTCGGTCTTGCTGTCTCTGATGATGTAATAGCGTTGCTTGAGCTTGACGTCTGCTTTGAGGACGGACAAAAACTCGCTCGTCCTCGGCCCACCATATATCATCATCACAACAGCCTGCGCCCAGCAGGATAACGGCTCATCGCTCTCGGCCAGCTTTTTAACGCGGTTGAGCTGACGTGTATTAAACGGCTTTTTAGGATATTTGGTAATCTTGCGGTCAATATCGACAAAGCGTGAGGCATCGGCCGACGCTGGTATAATCTCGTATTTGATGGCGTAGGTATATAAGTTGTGCATGAGCTGCCTACATTTCTTCTGGCTGGCGTATCCAACGCCGGCAGCACTCATATCATGGATGATGGCCTGCAGGTCCTGCAGCCGCAGCTTGACAAATTTGGCCGTGTGGATAGCCTGACAATGGCGATAAGCTGCATCGTAATTGGCTTGTGTGCTCTTGGCTATTTTATGGTAATGCTCGGCCGACCATAAACTGAAGACCTCAGCAAATGTTATCTCGGAGGCGTTAAACAATGATGGATCTCTATTATACGCAACGAGGTACGAGAGGGCCGCCTCGTAACTCTCAAAATAACCAATGGGCTTTTGCCTGCCACCAATATATTTTTTGGCGACGTAAGGCTTGCGGCGGCGTTTGTCGCCGTAATAACTGATGCTGCCAAAACCGTTTGGCAATTTTAATCGTTTTTGCAAATTAAATCACTCCTTATAATATATTGCTATTATTATAAGGGAATAGGAGGGACATGATGAATTACAAATTATTTTTTGACTCGGCCGTAGCTGCCGGCAAAACCTTAGGCACCGGGTGGAGCTATAAGGCGGCCGCGACCGCTATTATGGTATTATTGCTGCACAAGCACGCCGTGCTGTTTTACGCCTTCAGCCTGCTTGTTTTTGTGGATTGTTTTACCAAATGGGTGGCAATCTCGTATGAGTATCTTAAGGCTCAGGGTGTGGCCGACCCAGGCTTTTTAAAATCTGTTATCGGCATTAAGCGCGCCCGCGAGGCAGGGGAAATCAAAAGCGAAGTGATGAAACACAGATTTTTAGGCAAAATCGCCGTATACCTTGTCTGTGTAATGGCTGCTGCCACGGCTGACCTTATCATGGTGGAGCTGTCTAAACCTGCATGGGCTGTGAGCACCATCATCGGCTATCTGACCGCCACCGAGCTGCTGAGCATCGTGGAGAACCTTAACGCTGCTGGTGTAGAGGCTGTGCAAGGATTAATTGACACCATCAAGAAAAAAAGGATGTGATAATATGGACCTTAGACATCTCTTAGCACATGAGGTTGCTGCTGGCATCATCGCCACCGGCATCGAGGGCGCATATGACTCGGTGAGCTGCAGCACCGCCGGCAATTACCCCAGCATGGGTGTGAGCCAGTGGGAGGGCGGCCGTG